CTTTGCCAGAGATGCCGCAGCCAGTGGCCAGCATGGCTGCGCCTGTCATGCCGGAAGTAACGCCCCCAAGCATAGCCGCTCCTGTGATACCGCCCCCGGAGCTTCCTGCTGTTCCTGCGCCGGAAGCGGCGGTCATGGAGATCAAGGCTGGGCCTTTGCCAGAGATGCCGCAGCCAGTGGCCAGCATGGCTGCGCCTGTCATGCCGGAAGTAGCACCGCCCTCCATAGCCGCTCCTGTGATACCGTCCCCGGAGCTTCCTGCTGTTCCTGCGCCGGAAGCCGCAGTCATGGAGATCAAGACTGGGCCTTTGCCAGAGATGCCGCAGCCAGTGACCAGCATGGCTGCGCCTGTCATGCCGGAAGTAACGCCACCCACCATAGCCGCGCCCGTGGTACCGACCCCGAAGATTCCTGCTGTTCCTGCGCCGGAAGCCGCAGTCATGGAGGTCAAGGCCGGGCCTCTGCCGGAGATGCCCGAACCACCCATTGCCTCGTTTGGCAATAGCCTGTCCGATATGGGGAACAGAGTCAGCGGCTGGTGGAACAAGCTGTGGGGAGAGACCTCGACTCCGGCAGTACCGGACATTCCACAGGCCCGAACCCCTGAATTTACTATCCCAGAAGCTCCAGAGTGGACACCTCCTGCCCGGCAGGAAAAAGCAGGCATTGAACAAACAGGAAGCGGCCCTGCCAGCAGGACGGTCAATATCTATGGGGAGATCCACCTGCATGGGGTGGAGAACCCGCAGGACTTCTGGTCAGCTCTGGATGCAGAAATCGGCATGACCGAGGGAGCAACGGCATGAATCTGATCAGCTTTGAGGACGGCATTGTGCGGCTTGGGGATGCGGAAGTGCCGGGTATCCTGCGTTCCCTGTCCGTCAATGGCAAGGTGCGTTTTGACGAGCAGAAGGTGGACGGCGCATCAGGCAAGAAGAAGACGCCACAGGGTTTTGAGGATGCGGATATTTCCATGTCTCTTTACCTTGTGACCGATGAGGATTCCAGCTGTTATGACAAGCTGGAGACGGTATCCGGCATGTTTCGCGAGGTGGACGACAAGGCCAACCCCAAGATCTTTACCGTGGCCAATCGGCATCTTTTGGCACGGGGCATCCGTCAGGTGGTTTTTTCCAGCCTGCAATCGGCAGAAAATGATCAGACTGATGAAATCACGGTGAGCCTGGGCTTTGTGGAGCACAACCCGCCCATCGTCAAGGTGGAGTCTGCCCAGGCTAAAAGTCCCACACCCAAGGAACTGGCCGAGCAGGCGGCAGAAAAAGCCGCAGCAGCTACTGCCGAGCCAGTTGAGGATAGCCTGATTGTTGACATGGAAGGTGTCCAATGATCGAGGGTATCAATATCCGCTGCACGGTAGGCAGTGTGGAAGTGCTGCGTTCTCCGCGTATCGTGCTGACCCTGCGCCGCCGGGCCGTGGTCACAACCTGCGAGGTGGACATCCCTGATGCAGACGGCTCGGTACAGGCCGGGTTGGCCAGAAAACAGGCTGTCCGGGTACGCTTTGGCCATCGTGGCGAGGGCGGCACATGGCATGACTGGTCTGGCACTATCAAGGATTTCCAGCCAGCCGGGGCTGATGCCGTGCGGGTTTTTGCCGTGGGGCTGGAACAGGCTCTGATAGATACCACAGTCACCGAAGCCATGCACGGCGAACCGGCAGGTGTGGTGGCCAGACGGCTGATGGCCCAGACCGGCCTGCCAGTGGCCACGGTCAGCATCCCTTCCGAGACCATGCCGCATATCGTTTTTTCAGGCGTTACCGTAGCCCGTGCCATCAGGCAACTCACAGGCAGTCTGGAAAGGAGCTGGGGGCATGATCTCTCCCGTCATGCCGTCTGGCTGGGCGAAGCTGGCCTGTACTGGTCTGACGAGGACGAGCCGGGGGATGTCTTTGTCATCGAATCGGCAGCCAACCTGATACGCAACAGCCCGAATCCGGCAGGCATGAGCTTTGCCGTATCCAGCATTTTGCCGGGCCTGACCCACAGCCGTCTGGTGCGTATCAGGGACGCACGGCGACAATTTTCGGAGCTGGTACGGGCGCAGGAAGTGATCCACAGCCTGGGGACGGACGGCAATACCACAACCATCGGCTATGGAAAGGATGACGGGTGGGGATAGTATGCTGACATCGATAATAGAATGCATGGCAGAAGCTGATCGCCGATTCGCGCCGGGAACGTCACGGCATGACGATTTCATTCGCTCATGGATGGGCATAACACCCCGCTATGCACGGAGAGGAAAAGGCGGGAGCAGGAAAATACGCAGGCAGTACGGCACAGGCAGGCGTAGCCAAGGGGCAGTCACGCTACGAGAACAACCTGTACCTGTCCGCAGCCTTGAGTTCTGGTTACGCCGTTTTTTTGCCTGGATCAGGGGGCATTGTCATGGCTGAAAAAAGCCTGCTTCAAACCCTCAAAAAAGCCATAGAGCTGGCCATGCCCGACCTGCGTACCTATTACCGGGTGACACGCAAGGCAAGGATCGTGGCGGCCTATGCCTCTGACGGGCGGTATTATGCCGATGTGCAGCCCCTGCGTAATGATGACACCCCAGACCCCAAAGAGCCGATCATCCCGCAGGTGGAGATCCCCATCATCTGGGGCGGCCCCAAGCGGGGCATTGTCTGCCCACCTGCTGTGGGGACGCTGTGCGATCTTTCCTACTACGATGGCGATCCCAACTATCCGCGTGTCAGCAATTTTCGCTGGCAGGGCAATGCCGCGCCGGAATGCGGGCTGAACGAGCTGATCATCCAGCAGACGCCGGGTGTGAGCCTCAAAATTGAAAAAGACGGCTCTTTCCTGACCATCAGCCCCAGGGATTGGACAGTGAAAATCGGCGGCGATGCCGTGATCAAGGCATCTGGCAACGCCACAGTGGAGGCCGCAGGGACTCTGACCCTGCAAGCCCCGCAGATAATCAAGAACGGCAATGAAACCTGTGCCGGAGCCAATGGCGGTACAGGGACAACCACAGAAAACGCCCACAGGACGACCAACGGCAGCATAACTCTCAATGGCCCGCTGACAGTCAATGGTGATCTGAACGTTTCCGGCAATGCCCACGCCGGAAGCCGCAGTGGCGGCCCCTGTCCGCATTGAACCGTTCTCATCTTTCGTGACAAGGCTGCAATTTGTTTGCATGGAACGCGCCCTTTCCGGGCGCGTTTTTACGTCCGGGGCTATGTTCTGGCCATGAGTACCGCAACAGGAGATCGCTGGGGGCAGGACATAGCCCTTGATGATGCCGGGCAGGCCAGAGTGGCTGCCAATGGCGAGCTTGTGCTGACCGACCATGTGGATACCGGCGTTCAGGACATCAGGCTGCGTCTGCTCACACGGCTGGGGGTACTCTTTTATGATCTGGATTTCGGTTCGCTCATTTACGACTGGGTGTTTGAGGAAAGCACGGAAAGGACACGGGCTGCCTTTTTGGCAGAAGTGACCATGCGGGTGGAAATGGACCCCCGTGTTGTGGTGGGTTCGGTCAAATGCTCCATCCTTTCGTGGGATGAAAAAAGCCTGTCCGTGACAGTAGCATGGCGTTTTATTGGTGAAGACCAGCCGTTCAACCTCATCCTGAGGGCAGACAAGACGGTCAGGGAATTGGTGATCAGTGATGGCAGATACGCAGACCTCACCTCGGCTTTCTAAAGATATTGCCGACCTGCGGGCTTCGCTGTTCGCACGTATCGAAACCGTGCAGGATGAGTATGCCGCCAGAGGCTGGCTGCCCTCCCGTCTCAATCTGAACAAGGGCGTGGTGCGCGGCATCCTTGAATTGTTCTGCTGGGGGCAGTGGCAGCTCTATAATTTTCTCTCTGTCATCCACAGGCAGGCCATCCCGCTGGAAGCCAGCGGAGACTGGCTGGATACCCATGCCGCACAGGTGGACGTGACGCGCAAGGCAGCCACCAAGGCTGAAGGCACAGTGCTGTTTTTGCGGGGTGAGATGTCAGGCAACGTATCCATCCCGGCTGGGCGGATCGTTCGCACTCGTCCAGACGGCACAGGTACGGTGTACCGCTATGTCACCACGGCCAAAGGTGTTTTGCCGGAAGGGGCGGATGCCATTGCCGTTCCTGTGGTTTCCGAGGATTACGGCACCGGGGCCAATGCCGCTGTGGGGCAGATATGCGAGCTGGTAACGCCTGTGGAAGGCATCAGCGGAGTACGCAATGCCGCCGACTGGCTGACTTCCGAAGGTTCAGCAAGCGAAAGCGATACTTCCCTGCGCCGCCGCTATGTTCTGGCATGGCAGGCCAAGGCGGGCATAACCCGTGCCGCCTACGAGGCAGCAGCTCTCTCTGTTCCCGGTGTGGCCGATGTCTATGTGGCAGACCAGCATCCGCGTGGCGAAGGCACGGTGGATGTGGTCGTGCAGGGTGCAGCCGGAATGCCTACAGCCAAGCTGCTTGACGAAGTACGGGCCGCGCTGGATGCGGCCATCGTCATCAATCACGATTTGCTGGTCAGGGAGCCTGAAGCCGTGCCGGTGGCTGTTTCCCTGACCCTTGAACTGCTGTCCGGTGATGAGGCCAGTACGCTGGCTGCCGCAGAAAACTGGGTGCGTTCACTCTTCTCCTACTCTGACGATACGGATGTCCCGCGTTTTTCTATCGGCAAGGACGTGATCCGAGATCGTATTGCCTCCGGCATCGTTACACTCTCCGGAGTCAAGCGAATCCTGTGGGACAGCCCTCTTGCTGATGTTGAGGTTTCCCCCATCAGTCTGGCCATTCTTGAAAGCCTGACCATCAGGGCCAACTGGGCGGAGGAAGCATGAGCACCTTCTGGAAATACTTTCATGACCGCCTGCGCTGGCCCCAGATTTTCCAGCCCGGCCCGTTATCTGCCGTAGTCAGGGGGCTTGCCCTGCATATGGACGATGTGCGGGAGGACATCCTCTGGCTGCGCCGCCAGTGGAATCCTGCCACGGCTGATGACGATATGATCGTCCGGTATGGAGAAAGCCGGGGCATCATACGCTGGCAGTTCGATACGGACGAAAGCTACCGCCGCCGGGTAGTCAATGCCTTTGCCTGGCACAAACTGGGCGGCAAGGTGCGTGGGCTGGAGCGTATCTTTGCAGAAAATCTCTTTGACGCTCAGGTCTTGCCTGCCTCCAGAGCGGAACTGTGGGCACATTTTCGCCTCGGCATAGACGTCACGGGCAGTATATTTGACGAGCAGCTCTGCTCGCTGGTCTTTATGCTGGCCAATGAATACAAGCCCGCCCGTTCTGTGCTGGAAGAGGTCATGACCAAAAGCACCAACCCCCTGCCAGTCCACGCCGCTCTGGCAGGCATGGGAAGGACGCAGACCCGGACCCGCATCTTCTTTCCCGTGCCAGAGCCTGTGCGGATGCCCATATATGCGGGTCTTGCCCGTCACGAGCGTACCAGCGTGGTAACCCGTCTGTGCAGTCCTGTACCGGGACCGGTAAGAACACCTGTACACCCGGCCCTTGCCGCAATGGGACGGACGCTGGCCACCATGCGTCCCGCAAGTCCTGTACCCACGCCGGTACGTCTGCCGGTGCGGATCGGCCTGCCGAGATTCACACGCACAAGGCTTGCATCCCGTCCAGCTTTTCCCGTGCCTGATCCGGTTTCATTGCGGTTCAGGGCAGGCATGGGCTGTGTGGTGTTCACACGCTCGCGTATCAGAGTCCTTTGCCCTCCTTCCTTTCCAGTGCCCGTGTCCGGCACCGCCGGTCTGGCCACAAAATCATATACCCGGAGTAGCGTATGTCCAATGAACTGAACACCACGGCTACGGTCCCTGCCAGTCCTGCGGAAACCCTGCCAGATCTGGAAGACGGCAGCACAAGGGACACGCCGGACTATTACTGCCTGCTGACCAATGCCGGGGCTGCCCTTGAAGCACAGGCCCATGCCGCGGGCAAGCCCGTGCGTCTGACCCATGTGGCTGTGGGCGATGGTGGCGGTGATGTGCCCACGCCCGGCGTGGAGGCTGCTGCCCTGCTGGGCGAGACCTACCGCAAGGCCATCGACAGTCTGACCCATGACGAGAACGATCCCAACATCGTCTGGATACAGATGGTCATCCCGGCAGACGTGGGCGGCTTCTGGATACGGGAGTTCGGCGTCTATGCCGAACCGCTGGAGGGGGGCGAGCCTGTTCTCTACGCCTACGGTAACCATGCCCCGTATTACAAACTGAAGCGCATGCTTGGGCAGGCCACCACGCATGAGCTGTCCATCCCGCTGATCATGTCCGGCACGGCAGAGGTGGAGATCGTGATCTCCGAGGCAGGCTATGCCTCGCGCAGTGAATTGCTGCGCCATGTGGAAGCCAGCCAGCAGCGTGAAATCAAATCAGCCAGAGAGTTCATCACGCTGTCCGACCGGGTGACCAAACTGGAGCTGGCCCAGGCTTCCGGGGTGCTGGATGTTTCGCAGGCCGTGGTCAGTGGAGATGCCTGCGACTGCGACTGCGGTGAGCTTACGGAGGATTTTGTAGAGCTTACCGAGGAAATCGCGGACTTCAGGGAAGAACTCGCTGAAGTGGATCTGGTGGAAGAATTTGAAGAAGCCCTGAACGAGCCCAATAACGAGGATGACACGCCCGGAGAAGGCTCCGGCAACGTGTCAGCCTCATAAATACAGGAGTATCTGTTATGGCTGGTGAAACCTTTCTTTCCAAACTGTTGGCCCTGGCAACCCGCGTCGCTAACGAAATCAAGGCCCTTCGTGCCGAAGTGGCGCAGCAGATCGCGGACGCCAAAACCGCCCTCAAGAATGAAATTCTTGGTGGCGCGTCCGCTGCCTACGACACACTGAAGGAAATCGAAGAGATCCTGAAAACCAACGAAACCCTTGTCAGTGCCCTGCAGGCCCTGAAGATCGTCAAGTACGACGCTCCCCAGGAGCTGACCACTGAAGAGCAGGCTCAGGCCCGCAGCAACATCGGTGCCGCCGATGCCACCACTGTGGCTGATCAGGGTACCCGTCTGAGCACTGCCGAGAGCAGCATCACGGATCACGGCACCCGCCTGGGCACCGTTGAAACTGACCTCGACAACCTCGAAGCCTCCATCGGCGATATGACCGATGTGGACTTTGTGGCCACCTTCGAGGCTGCTCTGGCTGAAAGCACTGAAGGCTAAAAGCCGTAACCGGCCCGCCCTGTCTTATGCCCTGTCTGGGGCGGGGCGGGCCGCCTGACAGATAATTGGGGAAACGCATGGAATTGAGAGAAGAACTACACAAGGCGTTCGAGCGTTGCGCCCAGCAGGACAGGGCCAATGCGGCAGAGACAGCCGCCTTGCAAGCTACACTGGCAGGCTACCAGCAGCACCTGACCAGCTTTACCGACCGGCAGACAAATTTTGAACTCGTCATCGCTGAACTGCTATCCTGGGCCAAGGCGCAGGGCTATGCGGGCAGTGATCTAAGCGGCGCATCCAGCGCACAGGAGTAGCACAATGGCGACATCCGACGAATTGTTGACCAGAATCAATGAGGCCATCGCTGCCCTACAGGCGGCGCAAAAGACCGTGGTGGACGGGGCAGCACAACTTGGCAATGCCGTGCACCGCACGGGCGATGAAGACATCGCCGGCAAAAAGGCTTTTACTGCCAGCCCCACAGTGCCCACGCCTGAAGCGGGTGACAACTCCACTCTGGCCGCCACAACGGAATTTGTGAACACGGCTCTTAAAGCCTTGGGCGAGACCCTCGTCCACCTCAAGGGCAATGAGACCATCGAAGGCACCAAGACCTTCAAGGCTCCGCCAGTCCTGCCCACGCCCACCAACACGGCAGAAGGCTCCATGCAGGCCGCACCCATAGCCTTCATCCGTGACGAATACCGGCGGGAAGTGGAGCGGGCCTCTGGTGGTCGCAATACCATCATTCGCGATAAGAACCGCAACCCGCATGTGATGCTGGTCATCCCGCGCTTCAACCTGCAGGACATCCATACCGATCTGGGTACTGGCCCGCATCCTGCCTTTATCGTGGGCGGCGTCACCAAGAGTGAGCTGTTTGTGGGTAAATATCTGGCCGGAAAAGGCAGTGATGGCCTTGTGACCACGCTGGGCGGTATGGCCCCGTGGGTTCGCATCAATATGGATCAGGCCATAGCCGCCTGTCGTGCTCTGGGGCCGGGCTTTGGCTGCTGCACCAATGCGTCCTACAGTGCCCGCGCCCTGTGGTTGTGGAAGGAATTTGGCGAGCATGTCTATCTTGGCAATACCAGCTGGGGCCGCAGTCATGTCAAGACGCATCAGGTCGGCGTGATGCAGGATACCAGCTTTGCTCCGGGGGATACGGGCAACAATACCACTGCCGGAGCAGCCACCCTGACCGGCACTGGCCCTGATGACTGGAACGATGACGGCACGCCCTGGGGTTTGTCTGACTTGGTGGGCAATGTCTGGGAATGGTCGCCGGGGCTGCGCTTCAATGAGGGCGAGATCAACATCATCCCGGATAATGATGCCATGCAGGCTGATGCCGACCACAGTGCATCTTCGGGCCTCTGGAAGGCTATTTTGCAGGACGGCAGCCTTGTCACACCGGGAACTGCCAATACCCTCAAGATAGAGGCCCCCAAGACCGGGGATGGCAGCAATGTCTCCGTGGGGGCACCTACATTGGCCACTGCCATAGCCAACAAACTGTCGGGCAGC